GCGACTTTGTCGACGTCGACCCTCGCAACGGGGGAACTGAGAGCGCAGAAGCTCTCTGGCAGGCCGGCCAGTTCCCCAACGCCTACGGCCTAGCGTTCACCCCGAGTGGCGGCACGCACCACCTGATACAGCCGCTCGGCCAGGGCAAGGGCGAGCTGGTCGCAGGTGTCGACCTGCAGGGGGGTCGGCCAGACGGCAGCGGCCGTGGGTTCGTCTTCCTGCCGCCCACCGTGCGCGCCTCGAAGGTCGACGGGGTCGCTCGGCCATACCGCTGGTCATCCGAGCCCGAGCTTGTGCGGCTGTCGCAGTGGCGCGGTGAGACGTCAGGCGAGCACCTGGCGTCCATTGCGGCCGCGTGGAAAGTCAACACGCGAGACAGCCACGAGCACACCGCGGTGCCCTGGCAGGCGCCAGGCGACGCGCTGCTCGCCGACCGGCACACGGTGCAGTCGGCCGACCGGACGATTACCAACATGGCTGCATCCGTCACGGAAGCAGCGCGGCGTGGTTGGGGTGCGCAATTCCGCAGTGCGCTAAACCGCGCGGCCTATGCCATCGGTGCCTACGTGGGCTCGGGCTACATCGCCGAGTGGCAGGTGATCGACGTGCTATCGGCCTCGATCAGACTCGCCGGCCACGAGCCCGACGAAGACGATTTGCGTTGGATGACGCAAGGGGTCGAGGACGGAGCTCGCTCGCCTATCGTGGTGGTGGCGCCGAGCCGCCCTTTAGCCCGCACCGCCGGGACTGGCGGTGACTTCGGCAGGCAGCTGATCGATGCGGCCGACCTCGACGAGCTGCCCGACCCCGAGCCGCTGATAGCCGGCTGGCTATTCCAGAACACCACGGCGCGGCTGGTCGGCCAGCCAGGCAGCTACAAGTCGTTCGTCTCGCTCGACATGGCGCTGTGCGTCGCCCTCGGGCGCGCCTGGCACGGAAGGCCGGTGAAGCAGACTCCGGTGCTGTACGTGGTCGGTGAGGGCCTGGCCGGCTATAAGCGGCGCGTGGCCGCGTGGTGCGAGGTCAACGAAGTTGCCCGTGAGGATCTGCGCGGAAAACTGCTGCTTACCCGAGGGTCGGTGCAGATCGGCGGTGAGGACTGGCCGGCGCTAACCGAGTGGGTCCTAGAGAACAAATCCGGCCTGCTGGTCATCGACACCCAAGCGCGCGCCACGGTCGGCTTCGAGGAGAACAGCTCCACAGAGCAAGGCCAGGTGATCGAGCACTGCAACGAACTGCGCGAGGTCACGGGCGGTGTGCTGCTGCTCGTGCACCACACAGGCCATGCCAACGGCGAAGCTGCCGAGCGCGGCCGCGGTAGCTCGGCCTGGCGGGCAGCCGTCGACACAGAGCTGCTGTTGACGAAGACTGGCGACTACTGCGGGGCCCTGCGTTGTGACCGCCAGAAGGATGCTGAGAGCGGCATGACGGTCGCCGTGCAGATGGTCAAGGCTGCCGACTCACTCGCCGTGCAGATCGGCGATGAGGCCCCCCTATCGCCCCGGTCGCAGTGGCTGTCCGATCAGGTGGCCGCCGGGGTGCGGTTCGACTCTGCTGCATCGCTTACCGGCGCCGTGCGCCTGGCCGGTCACAAGATCGGCAACGGCGACAAGGGGCCTGTGTTCGAGGAGTACCACCGGCTCGTCGCGAAGATCACTGCGGAGTCCTATGACCCGAACACTGCCGGCGTTGCGGCAGGCGAAAATCCGTTCACAAATCAAGATCATTTGATCTAGGAAAACGATCAAGCGCATAGGGCCTGACCTGCAGGAGTCCGGGCTGTCCGGCAGAACCAAGATCATCGGACAGTCCGGGACCTGCCGGACAGCTGCGGACAGCTACACGATCGGTTGACACTAAATCCCGAGGGCAAAATCTTATTTTCGCAGGTAGAAAATTTACAGACAAATTTTTCCACCTGTCCGGCAGCACTCGGACAAGATCGGTCCGTAGCTTAGATTTGGCCGTGTCTGCTAGCGTCTCCCGCAGCCCCAGCGCAGGGGGACGCGCCCGGCAGACTGCACGGGACAACGATCATCAGCTACCCGGCACTGCGAACGTCACAAGATCAAAACTAAAAATTGTGCCCTCGGGTAACAAGATCAAGAACCGCCCTTGCGGCGAGACGTCTAGACGGCATGATGACCCTGCCGATAGACCTGCATCACAAGATCATCGAATTTGCCCTGGCGTTCGTCGCTGTGCTGGCGCTGGCGCGCTTCTCTGGCCGCGGGGGCCCGCCAGGACCCAAGCACCGCCGCTAGCCTGGCTGCGTGGACTACAGCGCGCTTCTCGCCGTGATTCAGACCAACAGAACCATGGGCCTGCTCGTTCCGATCGGTACCTGTTTGCTGGCTGTGCTGTGGGTCTGTCTGCTGTTTGCTTGGGATGACCCCAACCGCACACGAGCGGACCGCGACGCAGACATAGTTCGGGGACTATTCGATGCGCGATACACACAACGTGGCCAGCAGCCACGGCAACGCCCTGGCGGCACTCACCGTGGGTGATCTACTCGGGCAGCACGGCCACCTAGAGGACTTCGAGCCCGAGCCGCTGTGCGCAGGCCGGCTGGCTGACCTGCTGCCGGTGCAGCGGTGCTATCGGTTTGTAGATCAACCCTAGCCACGCCGAGAGTTACGCGGCTGTACTACTGGCTGCTAATCTGTGCCAATGGGAGATCTAGTAACCACACGCGAGGCTGCGGCGCTGCTGTGCGTGTCCTGGCAGCGCGTGCGGCAGCTAGCCGACTCGGGCGAGTTGACGAAGTTCAAGAACCCCAAGACACGGCAGATTCGCTTTAGCCAACAGCAGGTACTTGCTCTGCGCGCAGCGCGCGACAAGTGGCGTGCAGAGCAAGGAGCGACCGCATGACGGTGAACAATCCGGCATGGCTGAGTGTGCCTAAACAGCAATGGACGGACGTAGAGTCTGCCGGCGTGGCTGTCTGGTGCACAGGTGCTGGCGGCACGGTGAGCATTATCGGCAATGAGTGCGTGCTGAGTAGCAGATCCGCATGGCGCGTTCGGGCTGTAACAGTGGCCAACTCGGAAACGATAACGGATCATGGAACTCAACAGCAGTAATCCCGCCGAAATTGCGCGCGATGACGCGCTACTCGATGAACTCGGCAAGGGCGCTGAGGTTAACCGTGTGCAACCCGCGGTGTGCCGCGCGCTGGCCGCCGAGCGTGACCGTGTGAGGGCAGATGAAATGTCAGAACCTGACCCGTACGACTTCTTTACCGCACAGCCCGTTCCCGTAGCGCAGCCTGAGCGTGTAAGCGCCGAGGCCTTCGGGCTAGTTGCGTTTGTCGCAGGCCTTGCGAGCTTCCTTGTCGGCCTGGCGCTGCTGTATTTTACTAGTAGCGTGTGGGTGCTGCTGCTACTCGGTGGCGGGCCCGTAGCTGCACTGCTGGCGGTGCATTTGATCCGAAAGGCTAGGTAATGGTGCGCAGGCTTCAAATCAACCCCGAGCCGTTACGATTAGTGCCGGCTGGCGAACGGTGGATGAGTGGACTAAACAAGATAACGCGCGAAACAAATCGCCGCGCGTGGGTGGCATTAGGTGGCGACCCCGCAGTGTGGGATGAGGAGCACCCTGTGAGGCCGAGCACGTAGACCAATCCCAGTAAATGACGCTCTGGCAACCACACGGCTGCCAGAGCGTCTGTCTGTGCGATGACTACTCTTAGCAACCCTATGGCCGTGCTGAGTCCACCTCAGGCGATACAGGCAGCCGTCTACGCGCTCACCGGCCCGACCAACCACGATGACTCGCCTGTGCCGCTCGACTCGATCCTGTGCCAGCTCGAAGACGCTGCCGAGCCCTCGGGAGGATCGGGCGGCGCTGCGTCCAACGCTCACCGCGCGCCGGCAGCCCTCGAAGTGCTGGCGCTGTTGGGAGACATCGACCGGGTTGTGCACACCGGGCTTCGGATGTTCGGCCACGCGGGCAAGTTCCCTGCCAGGCAGGCCAGCGTTCGGCAGTGGGCTCGGCTGGTAAGTCGCTGGCAGCCTGTGGTGCCCGCGTACTTCGATCAGGCCCTGCGCAATGTGGTGCTGTGGACAGAGCGAGCCTGCAACATCCTCACGCCCGATCCGCAGATTATCGAGACTCGGGCACAGCCCTGCCCGAAATGCGGCGAATCTACGGCGCTGGTTTGGCACGACGAGCTTGCCGAGCTCGTGCAGCGCCCGAGTCTCTACCTCGACAAGAGCTCTATGGTCGTGCACTGCCGGCGCTGTGCGGCTACGTGGGGGTCAACCACTTGGGGGCTGTTGCGTCGGATGCTTGACTCACAGCAAACGCACAGCACGGGTGCGCGAGCATCGGTGCACGACCGTGTGTAGTGTCGTCCTTGCGCAGGTCAGGTGTGCCCCGGTGCGGTTGCTCTTGTCAGGACCAGTCGCTACCTGCCGCAGCCAGACCCGCACAGCAGCCCGACTCTCTTACCCTCCCCAAGGCCCCGGAGTCGGGCTGCTGCTTGACTAGGGTGATTCTGTGCGACGCAAATCTATGGCCGTCTGCACCACCCCCGGATGCGGAACAATCACCCCCGGTGGACGCTGCCTAGAATGCACCCGGACTGCTACCCGGAAGCGCACCACAGGTGGTGCTGTCTACGATGCACAATGGGAGCGCACTAGGAAGGCCTATCTGAGGGCCAACCCTATATGCCAGTGCCCTATATGCACACCACTACCTAGTGTGCTAAGGCCATGGGCTACTGAGGTACATCACATAGATGGCTTAGGTCCGAAAGGGCCACGCGGTCATGACTGGACTAACCTCATGAGCGTCACGCATGCACACCACAGCAAATTGACAGCACGACTACAGCCGGGTGGCTGGAATATAAGATCTTGAAACATTTTTACGTTTCCCCTTGACATTTCACGTCGGGTGGGGGGTGACCCCTTCCCGTGAGGGGGCCCGAGCGTGGGCAAGGGGGCTGTGGGGTCGGCCAGGTCAAAAATTCGCGGAAAAATGAATGGCGGCTGCGCAATGCAGCTAATTATTCGCGCAATGCGAAAGAATGGCGGTTAGAGAATGCCTAGAGGTGGTCATGCGTCGTCGGGCCCTGCGCCCGACCCCAATTCGCTGCGCAGCTCGGACGGCTGGTCGGTGCTGCCGGGTGAGGGCTACCGCGGTGCGCTGCCCGAGTGGCCGCTACACAGCTTCCACCCGCGCGAGCTCACAATCTGGGCGGATCTGTGGCGCAAACCACAGGCCGTGATGTGGGCAGCCCTCGGGATGACCTACGAGGTGGCGCTGTTCGTCCGCAACCTGGCGGCCGCCGAGGCACCCGGCTCGACTGCAGCCGATCAGGTGGTAGTCCTGCGCTACTTCGACAGCCTCGGGCTTACTGTGGCCGGCCTGGCACGGCATCGCTGGCGAATCGGGGCGGCAGCCGACGAGTACCGGCCAGAGAAGCGCACAGCGGCCGCCGAGCAGGCGCCGCGGAAGTCGGCGCGCAACCGTCTGACTGTCGTGCAGGTTCCTAGTGAGTAGGACGAACACACCTGGCGGTCTCCCAGCAGATGAGACGCGCGTGCTGCTGGTCAAGCCGGGAGACGTGCTGCTGATCGGTAACGTCGGGCTCGACGCCGATCCCGAGTGGGTGCGGAAGTGCGCGCAGCACATGCAGCAGAATTTCGGCATCCGGGTTGTGATCTTCGCCGAGGGCATCGATATTGCCATGGTTCCCGGCTGTGGCCACGGCGACCGATGAATTTCGTGTCGACTTCCCTACGCTGTGGGTTGCGCCCGATTGGATAGAGTCGCACTGTCCGCAACCCGACCGGATCGACAAAGGCAAGCCGCTAGAGCTGTATAACTGGCAGCTGTGGTGCACGGTCAACCACTACCGCGTGAAGCCGACCGCCACGGTAGGTCAGCTAGCTACCGCGTTTTACTACCGCCGGTCGCAGGTGATCGCACCGCAGAAGACTGGCAAGGGCCCGTGGTCGGCAACCATCATTGCCAACGAAGCCGGCGGGCCGGCGATATTCGCCGGATGGGCTAAGGGTGGCGAGCTTTACGCGTGCCGTGAGTGGGGCTGTTACTGCGGCTGGACATATGAATACGAGCCTGGCGAGCCGATGGGCAGGCCCTGGCCGACTCCGCTTATTCAGTTACTTGCGACCAGCCAGGACCAGACCGATAACGTCTACCGACCACTGCAGTCAATGATAAAGAACGGACCGTTACGCGATGTCTGGCGCGTCGGGGAGGAATTTATTCGGCTGCCCAACGACGGCCGGATCGACGTCGTCACGAGCTCGGCGCGCTCACGACTCGGCAACCCGATCACGTTTGCGTTGCAGGATGAATCCGGGGTGTACCTCCCGAGTAACGGCATGCGCGACGTCGCCGAGACGCAGCGCCGCGGTCTGGCCGGCATGGGCGGCCGCTCCATGGAGACCACCAACCCGCCGGACCCTTCGGCCGAGTCGGTAGCGCAGCGCACCTTCGAGAGCCAACGCCCGGATATTTTCAAGTTCTGGCGGCCGCCACCCGGCGGGCTGTCGTTCGCTAACAAAGTCGAACGCAGGCGCATCCTGCGCCACGTCTACGCCGGCAGCACGCACGTCGACCTCGACGCAATCGAGGCTGAGGCTGCCGAGTTGATCGAAAAGGACCCTGCGCAGGCAGAGCGGTTTTTCGGCAACCGCATGGTGGCGGGGCACAGCTCGTGGCTCGACGGCGACAAGTGGGCACTACGCGGGCTAGCTCTGCCGGCGACCGTGCTGCTCGGACGCCGGCAGCGCGTCGCACTGGCCTTCGACGGGTCGGACGTTGATGACTGGTCAGGCTTCCGCGCCGAGACAATGACCGGCTACCAGTTCACGCCGACCTACGGGCCCGACAAGCTGCCAGCGGTGTGGAATCCTGCCGACCACAACGGCCAGGTGCCGCGCCTCGAAGTCCGGGCAGCCCTAGACGAAATCATGTCGTCGCTGCAGGTGGTGCGGCTGTACTTCGATCCGCCTTACTGGGAAACCGAGGGCGACGAGTGGATCGACAAGTACGGCGACAAAAAGGTCATCCCGTGGTACACCCGCCGGCTAGTTCAGATGCACGCGGCGTGCGAGCGGCTGCGTACCGACGTGCTCAAACAGCACTCGGGGTTTACACACGACGGCTGCCGGGTCACTGAGGCGCACATCCGCAACACTCGCACATCGCTGCGGCCGAGCGCCGACCCGAAGCAGCCCAAGTACGTCCTTGTGAAAGCATCACCCGCACAGAAGATCGACATGACGATTTCGTCAGTGCTCGTGCACGAAGCAGTCGGCGACTGCATCGCTGCCGGCCTGGCTGCCGATAAACGTAGTTACGTATTCACTGCATGATAGGGAGAACATGGCCACAATCGAGCAGGCGCAGGCGCTCGTCGGGCTGCTCGAAAACGAGCTGAATAGGAGGCGAGGTGAAATCCAACGGTACGACCGTTACTATCAAGGTAACCACGGATTGTTTTACGCGTCTAAGGAATTTGTTAAGTATCACGGCGACAGGTATCGAGATTTCAGTGACAATTGGGTTCAGGTCGTTGCAGACTCGCCGGTCGAACGCCTCACGGTCAACGGTTTCAAAGTCTACGATTCTCCCGAGGCAGATAAGGATCTCTGGCGAGTCTGGCAGGAGAATGGCCTAGACGCCGATTCGCAGCTCGGCTTCCTGGCCGCAGTACTCGGGGCCCGCTGCTTCGCGCTGGTTTGGGGCAACCCTGACGACGAGCAGACGCCGGTAGTCACCTTCGAGGACCCACAGCAGTGCGTGGTGGTCTACGAGCCCGGTAGCCGGCGCAAACGTCGCGCGGCACTGAAGCGGTGGCAGGACGGTTTCAAGGAGTACGGGACGCTGTACCTCCCCGACGAAGTGTGGAAGTTTGAGCGGCAGTTACAGGTGATCGAGAAGCAGGCGCAGATGGCCAGTGTTGACGAAGAGCTGGCCTCATGGAAACCGCGCGAGAGCGAAACCGAGCCCAACCCGCAGCCCAACCCTATGGGTGTGGTGCCGATGGTGGAGCTGCCGAATAAGCCGCTACTGGTCGGCGACCCAATCAGCGACGTGGCCGGCGTGGTCGCACTACAGAATGCGATCAACCTGTTGTGGGCACAGTTGTTTACTGCGGCCGACTATGCGAGCTTCCCGCAGCGCGTCGTCCTCGGCGCAGAGCGCCCAACCATGCCAATACTTGACGCCACGGGGCAAATAGTTGGCGAGCGGCCTATGGATATGTCGAAGTTCGCCGTCGATCGGGTGCTGTGGATTACCGGCGCTGATGCGAAAATCGCCGAGTGGCAGGCAGCGAACCTGGCGGCCTATGCGGACATGATCGAGGTGGCGGTCGGCCACCTGGCCGCACAGACGCGCACCCCGCAGCACTATTTGATCGGCAAGATGTCCAATCTGTCCGGCGATGCGCTACTCGCCGCCGAGACTGGCCTAGTTAAGCGTGTTGACGAAAAAATGCTGTGGTTCGGGCAGGGATTGCGCGAAATGTTTAGCCTCATTGCGCTGGCGCAGGGTAACGACGGCAAGGCGAAGTCGGCGCGGGCCGGATCGGTGCTGTGGGCTGACGCCGAGTCCCGATCGTATGCACAGCTGGCCGATTCGCTGGTCAAGCTGCAGGCAATCGGCTTCCCGTTCGAGTATCTGGCGCTGCGCTACGGCCTAACGCCTACCGAGGTGGCCGACGTTATCGCGATGAAAGAGAAGGAAGCGAAAGCTGACCCGATGGGCCTGCTTGTCGACCAACTTAGCGCGGCCGGCGCGCCGATCGCACCGCCTAAGCCGACCCATCTCAACGTCCCCGTGCCTGGCGTCCCGACGCCGGCAATGCCTGCACTGCCTAAAGCGCCGGCAGCAGCACCCGCGAAGCCCACCGCGGCGCCGTGAACGCGGACACCAACCAACGACGTACAGCGGCGCTGTCAGCAGCGACCGGCCAGACGGCCATATCTGCGTGGCATCGGGTTGATCCGGCGGCTGTGGTGGCTACGTGGGGCCCGCAGCTGCCCGCTCTGGTCGCCGCGGTCACTACGGCACAGATAGCGGCCGCGGGGCTGGCTGTGGCCACGGTGGCGGCCGGTAATCTCGTGGTGGCGGCAGCGTTCGGCGGGCTGGCCAGCGATGGCCGGTCGCTGGCGCGGCTGCTGTTTTCGCCGGCTATCGGCGTGCTGGTCGCCCTGGCTAGCGGAGTCAAGCCAGCCAGGGCGATGGCTGGCGGCGCGGCCGCCCTCGACATGATCGCTCGCACGCAAGTTGCCGATGCCAACCGTGTTGCTATGGGAGTGGCGGTGGCTGCGGACCCCGAGCTCGCCGGCTACGAGCGCGTTGTGCACCTTCCGGCGTGCGGCCGCTGCCTAGTCCTGGCCGGTCGGCTCTACCGCTGGTCTGACGGCTTTCAGCGGCACCCGCGCTGCGACTGCACGATGACGCCGGTCACGCGCGAGCAGCACCGCAGCAGCCGGCTCGACAACCACCCGCGTGCGCTGTTCGACCGGATGACGCCGGCACAGCAGGACAGCAAGCTCGGCATCGCTAACGCACAGGCCATCCGCGACGGCGCGGACATCAGCCAGGTGGTCAACGCACAAGCGGGAATGGCCACAGCCGGCGGGCTGAAAGTGACCACCTCGGGCGCAACGCGTCGAGGTACGGCCGGCAAGCGCCTCGGGGGAGCCTCCCGGCTTATGCCCGAGGCAATCTACGAGCTGGCCAGCGACCGGGCGGAAGCAGTCGCAATGCTGCGCTCGCACGGATACATCCTCTAGTCGCGCGCACGGCGCGGCACCTAACCCGCAATGGGAGCAAACGCATGACGGCACCGACCCCGAAGCCTGACGACGTCGACCCAACGAACGGGCCCGCAACGGAACCGCCCGAGGTCGACACAGACCCGCCAGGCGATGACGGCGACGCACCACCCGCCGACTTGGGCGACGCCGGCAAGAAGGCCCTCGACGCTATGAAAGCTAAGTGGAAGGCCGCCGAGGCAGCCCGCAAGAAGGCAGAATCGGACCTGGCAGCGGCCAACCTGGCCAACAGCAAGGACGACGCAGCACGAGCAACCGAGCAGGCGCGCCAGGAGGCCACTACTGCGGCAACGCAGAAGGCGAACGCGCGTATAGTCCGGTCGGAAGTCAAGGCAGCGGCTACAGGTAAGCTGGCAGATCCGAAGGATGCAATAACGTTCCTAGATCTCGCGCAATTCGAGGTGGACGACGACGGAGAGATCGACAGCGACGCGGTAGCGCAAGCTATCGATGGTCTGCTGAAAGCTAAGCCCTACCTCGCAGCCGCAACGGGTAACAGGTTCAAGGGCACTGGTGACAATGGAGCCGCAGGGCGCACCGCCGGCGGCAAAAAGCAAGTCACCGAAGCCGAGCTAAAAACCATGTCACCCGATCAGATAGTCGCCGCTCAAGCCGATGGCCGACTAGTAAATCTGATGACCGGCAAGAATTGAGGTAGGGCATGTCTATTGTCAACTTTAGGCCAGAGATCTGGTCTGCACAGCTTCTCGTCGCGCTGCGAAAGACTCTGGTCTATGGCGGCCCGAACGTCGTTAACCGCGACTACGAGGGCGAGATTAAGAACGCTGGCGACACGGTGCGCATTACGTCGATCTCACGCCCGACGATTAACACTTACACCCCGAACGTAACCGCTGTTGTCCCGGAAGAGCTGACTGACGCGCAGCGGTCAATGATTATCGATCAGCAGAAGTACTGGGCATTTCAGGTTGACGACGTCGATCAGGCGCAGGCGCTGGGCAACGTGATCCCGCAGGCCATGTCCGAGGGTGGCTACGCGCTGGCTGACACCATTGACCAGTTCCTAGCGGGGTTCTACACAGGCGCGCAGCCGGCTAACGTGGTGGGCACGACCGGCGCACCCATCGCGGTCACTGCGGCCGCGCCGAACACCGCTTACGACAACGTGCTAGTGCCGCTGCGCACGCGCCTCGGGCGAGCTAACGTCACGATGGGCGGTCGCTACTGCATCGTGTCGCCTGAAATCATGGGTCGGCTTCTGATCGACAGTCGCTTTATCAAGGTGAACGAGTCCGGCACTCCCGAAGCCCTGCGAAACGGTATCGTCGGCCGCGCTGCGGGTTTCGACATTTACGAGTCAAACAACGTTCCCAACCCCACGGGCAACGTGCACGTTGTGCAGGCCGGTGTGAATCGCGCGCTGTCCTACGCCGAGCAGTTGACGAAGACGGAGGCCTACCGTCCCGAGGCGAAGTTTGCCGACGCCGTTAAGGGCCTGGCCGTGTACGGCGCAAAGCTCATTCGCCCTGATTCGATCTGCGTTGCCTATGTCGATGCCCTTTCGGCGTGATTGGAGTCTGAACCATGGCAGCAATCGTAGTAACACCGCTGGTCGGTAATGGCAGGGTCGCTGCGCCGACCCCGGCAGTTCTGACGGCTGACAACACGTACCAATCAGTGCCGATCGCGCGCATTCCGTCCGACACTGTCGTGCTGCAGGTGGTCGTTGCGACCGCAGCAACCACGGTCACGCTCAAGGCCGGCCAGGCGCCGCAGGCCATTGCGGCAGGCCTCGGCGATCTCGTCTTTACGTCGCTGGCGACCGGTACGCACTTCATCGGCCCGCTTGAGTCGGGACGGTTCCAGCAGAACGACGGCAGCTTGTCGATCAAGGCCGCGACCGCGGCAAACGTGTCGGTAGCTGCGCTGCAGTTGCCGAGGTCGGTCTAGTGCCGGCACGCGCGGCCGCATCGCACGCCGTCGAGCCCGACCCTGTGGTGCAGCCCGCCGAGCCCACCTCGATCTTCATCCGGGAGGGTGGCGGGGTCGTGATCGAGCAGGATCTACCGCTGCCCGAGAACATTGCCGATCGGCTGCGCACGGGCGCGCTCACGCGCGTTCATGCCAACGGCGATATGTGGCAGGAGGGCGATACGGAGTGACGACGCTGGCAGCTCTGGCAACACCGCTCGATCTGGCGAAACGGGGTATCACGCTGTCGCCAGGGGAAGCCGACCTGGCAGTTACCTACCTCGATATCGCTACCGCAGCAGTGCGCCAGGCTGCCGGCGTTCCGATCTCGCAGGCCGTGTCAGTAGTCGAGCTGGAAGGCAGCTGCGATCAGTGGCTGCGGCCACCCGGCGTGCCCGTGACGGCCGTTTCGGCGGTGTCGGTAGACGGGGTGACGGTTACCGATTGGGTGCTGCGCTCGGGGCAGCTGTGGCGCGCTCGTGGGTGGTCGGATTGGTTCACCCCGAGCTCCGTGATTGTTTCCTACACGCACGGCCTGCCGAACGTGCCGGCCGACATAGTCGATCTCGTCTGTCGGCTGGCCACAGCCGCGCTCGTGGCCTTCCGGGGGTCGCCTGACGGCGCCGGCCTGGCGTCCTCGGGCAACGTTCGCCAGGAGACGCTGGCCGACTACTCCGTGACCTATTCGGCGTCCGGCCAGATCACCGAAATGATCTTGCCTGACTCGATTCGCAATCAGCTCGCTGCGCGGTTCGGCAATAGCGTGGCCGTGGTGGGCAGCCGGTGAGCGTCGCCAGCATGCGCGGCCGTGTCAGCCGGCTGCTGAACAACACCGCACAGCACTACCGCTACGTGCCGGTAGACGACGGTGCCGGCGGCCAGGTCGACACGCTTACCCTCATGGCGACCATGGCGTGCCGGCGCCGGCAGCCGATCGTCGCCGTCGAGGGCGAGCTTGGGCAGGGCGACGTGACGAACGTGACCGACGTGGTCTACCTGCACCCCGGCGAAGACGTCCAGCGCAACGACGAGCTGCACATCGACGGCGAGATTTTCGACGTGCACGCGGTTTATCCCCCGAGTGGGTCAATCTATCTGCGTGTCGACTGCCGTTCGCGGCAACGATAAGGAGCACACGATGACTGTTCTTGCCGTGCAGGAAATTCCGATCGACGGAGTCGCGCCGTCGTTCATCGCAGCCGCATCGGGAGGCGATAAGGCGCCAGTCGGACCGCGTCGACTTCTGCTAGTGCGTAACGGCAGCGGATCTTCGATCAACGTGACCGCCACCACGCCAGGCACAACGCGCAGCCTTGCTATCGAAGATCCGGTTATCGCCGTGGCTGCTGGCGGTGCGGGAGTCCTGCCGCTCGACGCGGTTTATCGGGGCACTGATGGCAATGCTGACATCGCGTATTCGGCGGTGACCACGGTAACCGTTGCGGTGCTACAGCTGCCGTGATCGGCCGCGACAGCGCGTGACGCAATCCACGGTGAAAATTGCCGCGGTGAGCAGCACCCACTCGACCGCACGGAAGCAGACGCCGAGGCCGGCGACCAGCACCTCGATCAGTGCCGAGCCGAGAGTCGAGCTGGAACGCCGTTTGCTGCGGTAGACGGTCTGCGACAAACGGACCGGCCCGAGGCCACCACCCACGCTGATTCTCATAACTCGATCATCGGCTGCGTGCCAGTGATCGTTACGGAGGGGTTGCTATGTCTGGCGTGACTATGGCACTCACGGGCGACAAGGAACTAACCGCGGCAATGCTCAAGCTCGGCGCGTCTGCCGAGCTGGTCGTGCACGATGCGGCCGAGCGGTGGGGCGACAACGTCGCGCAGGGGGCACAGGATCGGGCGCCTGTGTTGACCGGCAAGCTGCGCGAGAAGATCAGCAAGTCGGCCACAGGGGGCGACGTCGAGGTGACTGCGGACGTCAAGTACGCCACGTATGTTGAGCTCGGCACCGGCCACGGGCCCGCGCAGCCCTACCTCTACCCGGCGTTCGCCGAGCACCGCGACCCGACTCCCGAGGTTCGGGAGGCGCTTGCCGAGTTCATCGACCTGTGAGCACCACAGCGCAGCCGGCGCTACAGCGCGCTATCTACTCCCGGCTCGTGGCCGACAGCGAGCTCTCAGGGCTTGTGCTGGGCATCTATGACGAAGTGCCACGCACGGTCGCAGCGCCGTTCACCTATCTGGTCATTGACGACGTGCACGAGATCGCCAGCGAGGCGCACGACCGATCCGGCCTCGATGCGAGCGTGACGCTGTCTGCGTGGTCGACCTACCGCGGCTACGTCAAGGTCGCCGAGGTGGCCGTGCGGGTCAACGCCGTGCTGCATCGGCCGGACCCCGCGCTCGCCGTCGAGGGCTTCCGCAACGTATCGATTGCGAACGAAACGCATCAGTTTATGCGCGACCCCGATCCCGACCTGCGCCGCTGCGTGATGCGTTACCGTGTTTGGCTCGAAACAATACCCGAGTGAAAGGCAGCAATCATGGCAGGATTGGACGCATTCGGCACGCAGTTGGAGCGCGCTAACGACGTCGGCACGTATGCCGCCATCGCGAATATCACGAATTTCAAGGGCCCGAACATGAAGCGAAACACGGACGACGTCACGGCGCACGATTCGCCTAACCGTTATTCCGAGTTTATCGGGCTGCTGGTAGATCCCGGCGAGATTGCGTGTGATCTGAACTACGATCCGGCCGACCACGATTCGCTAGTGTCCGACTTCGAGGATACCGAGCCGCGCGGCTACAAACTCACCTACCCGCTGTCGTCAAGTGAGTGGGCATTCTCTGCGCTGCTAACAGGCTTCGAGGCGCAGGCGCCAGTCGACGGTAAGCTCGCCGCCACAGCCACGTTCAAAGTGTCTGGCAAGCCGACGATTACAACGCCGGCCCCGTGATGGCGTACCTTAATCGCGAGGCAATACTTGCCGTTGACGACACGGTCTATGAGGATGTCAACGTGCCCGAGTGGGGCGGCATGGTGCGTTTGCGCGGCCTGACTGGCGCCGAGCGTGACCGCATGGAAGCATCGATTGCGAGCAACCCCAAGAAGCCCAATCTTGTGAATTTCCGGGCGAAAATGATTGCTGCGTCAGTCTGCGATGAGTCCGGCGGGCCCGTGTTCGGCACCGCCGACATATCAGCCCTCGGGAACAAATCAGCAGTCGCGCTAGAACGCGTGTTCAATACGGCCATCCGACTGTCCGGCATGACTGATGAAGACGTAAAGCAGTTGACCGAGGATTTAGACAACGCCCCGAGCGACAGTTTTACTTCCGACTAGCGGGGCATCTCGGCAGGACGCTTAGTGAATTACTGGCGACAATCTCGTCGCACGAGCTCGCAGAATGGATGGCTTATGAACGCATCGCCGGACCGATCGGGGGCAAGCGCGGCGACGTGTCTGCCGCCATTGTTGCGGCGACCCTGGCCAACATCCACAGCGATGGCGGCCGCGCGTTTGAGATTGACGACTTCATGCCCGAGTGGTCTAAGTCTGTGAAGGAAGTAATGGCGCCCGAGGACATCTGGTCACAGGTTGTGGCCGCTCACGCGACCCTCACGGCAGGATCTAAGTAAGTGACGGTACTGGGCAGCCTGGCGGTAAAGCTCGGCATTGACCCGACGCAGTTTCGTGACGGCCTAGCGAAAGCGCGCGCCGAGCTCGCCATTTTCAAGGTGAGCACAGACGACAGCTCTAAGTCGACCAGCAAGTTTTCGACGGCGCTGGACAAGCTCGGCACTAAGGTGCTCGACGGCGCAAAGAGCCTGCTCAAGGGCGCTGCGGCTGCCGGTGGGTTCGCCAGTGCGGCGCTTACGGCCGTACCTGCGTTAATCAAGGCAGGCGAGTCGGTCTACTCGTTTGGGCAGGCAGCGGTAGGTGCTGCGCCGATGCTGCTCGGCATCGCGGCCGCTGGTCTGTTTATCAAGGCCACGTTTACTCGCATCATGCCTGACATTCTCAAGTCGTTCAATCCGTTCATGCAGGCCCTGACGGATGCGGGTAATAGGGCAGGACTGCTGGCCTCGGCGGGCATCGAACCGCTAACGCAGAAGTTTGCGGCGCTCAACATGCCGGCTATCTCGTCGGGCATGAACACGATAGCCACGGCAACCAACGGCGTGGTTAAGGGAACGCTGGCATGGGCTAACTCGACTGCCGGCGTGATGGCAATCCGCAATATCGTGCAGTCTGCCGGCGATGCGTTTGCGTTCGTTGCGCCGCATATCGAGCGCGTCGTGATCTCACTGGGCAACATGCTTGGGCGAATCACGGCAGTGTCGACGGCTGCCGGCGCCTCGGGGCTTAGCGGCATTCTCGATAAGGTCGCTGCCTACTTCGATAAGGTTAATGCTGCCACAGTTCTTAAGGGCATCGATGATCTAAAGACGAAGCTCGCTGCAATTATCCAATTTTTCAAGGACGTGGCGCATTGGGTTAGCAATGCGATCGAGTTTTTCAAGACGTTCAAGGCTGAGATTTCGGCAGTGTCGACCGTGCTGTCGATCTTGGCTATCGTGTTCGGCGGGCCCGTTGCCGCGGTAGTCGCTGCGGTCGGCCTAATTATAAAGTATTGGGATCAACTCAAGGCCGCGTATCAGGCACTTGTCGGCTACTTTACGACGAACCCAATCGGTATTGCGTTCCTAGATAATCTGCGTAGCGCGTCCGAGGCTGTTATCGGCCCGCTACAAAAAGCGTGGTCGATGATCTGGACTGCTATCGGTCCGGTGCTAACGCAGATCTGGGATAAGATACAGAACCAGTTTATTCCGGCCATGGGTCAGTTCATTGCAGCCATTGCGCCGATAGTCGGTTTTATGATCGGTGTCCTCGGACCTGTGGTTGCCGCTACCTTTACCGGCATACTTAACGTGATCTCTGGCGTCATCAGCATCATTACCGGCATTATTCAGGTATTCACTGCGCTGCTGACGGGTAACTGGCAGGGCGCATGGGATGGCGTTGCCAATATCTGCAGCGGCGTCGGCCAGATCATTACCGGGATTATCGGCGGTGTGTTCGGCGGCCTAGCCGGTATCGTGGGTGGCGGAATTAACGCCGTGATTGGCATCGTGGCGAACCTTCCCGGCATGATTCTCGCCGCGCTAGGTGGCCTCGGGTCGCTGCTGTATAACGCAGGCGTCGCGCTTATTCAGGGTCTCATTAACGGCATCTACGCGATGCTCGGCTCGATCGGCTCGGCGGCCAGCAGCGTGGCGAGCACGATCCGCAGCTATCTGCCGTTCAGCCCCGCTAAGAAGGGCCCGCTATCCGGCAGCGGTGCACCCAACATGGCCGGTACGAAGATCGCCAACATGCTGGCCTCAGGGATGCTTACGGGCATGCCGGCGGTTGCTGCAGCCGCGGGGCAGCTGGCCGGCGCCGTCGACTTCCCCGGCTCGTCCGGTGGCGTCGGGACACCCCGAGGGGCGAGTGCGGCGAGTGGGTCCGGCAGGGCCAATCCCGAGCTGCGCATCACCTCGGACGGCAAGATCGGTGCGCTGCTACTCGGGGTGCTGCAGCAGTCCGCACGCGGCAAGGGCCTCACGGTGGTGAGCGCGCGATGATCGACCTGCTGCCGCTCGACTTGTCGATCGAGTTTTATCTACTGTCGGCCTGGCGAGATCTCGTCGGCTACCGCTACGAGCGCGACCCGATCGAGATAACCAGCGGGCGCACCGATGAGATATCCGATCCCGTCCCGTGCGAGTGCACGATGACGCTTGACGACAGAGACGGCAGTCTGTCGCCAGATAACCCGGTCGGTGCCTACTACGGCTCGATCGGTCGCAATAACCCGATGCGCCTAACTAACAACGTCGCTCGGGACACGTTCGGCCGGATTGTGGCGAACGGTTGGGGGTCGTCCACCACGGGCGATGCGTGGTCGATTTTCAGCACGGCGAGCAAGTATGCGGTGACCGGCTCGGCAGGCACGCACTCGTGCAGTCACGGCGACCTACTGACGTCCTACCTTCCGGGCGTGGTGTTTGCTAACGTTGACTTGTCGTTCACGGTTTCGCTGCCGATCTCGAACATCACGGGTGACATCGTTTGGCCTGGCGGCATTGTGCTGCGTGGCCAGGATCTAAACAACTACATATTTGCCGCGGTATTTATCGGCACCGACGAGTCGATCACGATAACGTTTTTCGACTACGTTGCAGGCGTTTATACGTCGATCGGCAGTAGCGTGGTTATTCCTGCTGTTTTCACGGGGCAAACGCTGGCTATGCGCGCGCAGGTCGAAGACGAAACCGTGCGCATGAAGGTCTGGCCGGCCGCCAGCGCAGAGCCGTACGCGTGGCAGGCAAGCGGGCAGACGCTGAACTTCCGCAACGCCGGGTGGGTGGGCATCCAATCGTCCGTGGCCGCGGGCAACACGAACACCGCGCCGATCGTGTTTAGCTATGACAACCTCACTGTCCGGCTGCCACTGTTCGCAGGCGAAGTAGCGGAGTGGCCGCAGTCCTGGGATCTGTCCGGCGAAGACATCACAACGGCAATCGTGGCGTCCGGCATCCGTCGCCGGCTGGCGCAGGGCAAGTCTCCGCAGACGTCCACGCTCAAGCGCGGCAACACGACCACAGCGCCGCTGCCGGTGGCCTACTGGCCGTGCGAGGACGGCAAGGATGCAACCACGCTGGCTAGCGGGCTCGGCGGGCCCCCGATGACGCTAGCGGGCATTACGGAGCTGTCCAGCTATACCGGCTTCGACGCGTCGGCCGCCTTGCCAGTGACGAAGGCCGGATACTGGGCTGGCGAAATTCCGGGGTATACCGCGACCGGCTTTATTCAGGTCCGGTGGGTAATGAATATCCCGAGCTCCGAGCCGGTCGACTTGGGCATCCTCACTCAGCTACACACGACCGGCACCTCGGGCTTCTGGGAAGTGAAGTATCGAGTAGGTGGCGGGTTAAGCCTCGAAGTGTGGTCTGGCGGCACGCAGATACTCGATAGCGGGGCGATCACGTTTGACCTGATCGACACCGACAGCATGATATCTCTTGAGCTCACGCAGAACGGCGCTAACGTCGACTGGAAGCTCGCGCGCCTCGAAGTTGGCCAGGTGTCCGGCAACGTCGCTAGCGGTACGCTCACCGGCCGCACACTCGGCATTGCAGCCCGAGTAATCGTCACGCCGTATCAGGAGGTCGACGGCGTCGCCCTCGGGCATGTGTCGGTCAAAAAGGCGATTACGTCGCTGTTCGATCTGTCGAACGAGCTCAACGCGTGGAAGGGCGAGCTGGCCGCGGCACGGCTGGCGCGCCTGTGCGCACAGGAGGGCATTGACTTCTCGCTGGCGGGCAGCGCGGCAGGCACCGCAGCCATGGGCAGTCAGCTACCGATTGCGCTGCTCGATCTGCTAAACGAGTGTGCGGCTGCAGACCTCGGCACGCTGTGCGAGCCACGCGGCGTGGTCGGATTCGGCTACCGCACGGGCTCGTCTCTCTACAATCAGGCCGCAGTGTTCACGCTGGACTACTCGGGCGCGCAGGTGAGCGATCCGTTCAAGCCGGTCATAGATGACCAATTCACCCGCAACGACATCACGCTAAGCCGCACGAACGGTGGGTCGGTCCGGGCGACGCTCGACGTCGGCGATATGTCCACGCTGCCGCCCGATCAGGGCGGTGTTGGCCGTGCCGACGACAGCCCGACTATCAACGTCGCCAGTGATGACCTGCTCGCCGGTCCTGCCTACTGGCTGTTGCACCTCGGCACCGTCAAAGAGACGCGCTACCCGAGCGTCGGCGTTGACATGCGAAACCGCCATGTGTCCAGCGACGCCGCGCTCGTGCGCGCGGTGCGCGACCTCGGGGTAGATAACCGTTTCATGATCGTTAACCCGAAGGCCGGCCAGACTCCTGATGCGATCACGCAGCTTGCCCGTGGGTACTCACTGCGCCTCGGCGTGCTCGACTACTTCCTAACGATCAACTCGGCGCCCGAGTCTCCGTATCACGTCGCTGTGGTTGGTGACCCGGCAGCCATTATTGATAGCGACTTCTCGACACTGTCGATCGGGTACAGCTCGACTGCAGCATCACTCTCCGTCGCTGTGGCCGGCGAAGGTCTGTGGACGACGAGCGCAGGCGACTTCCCGTTCGACATTAAGATCGTTGGTGAAGTGATCCGGGTAACGAACATCACCGGCACGTCGTCTCCACAGACATTTACGGTCACGCGCTCGATCAATGGCGTTGTGAAATCACTACCGGCAGGAGCACCCGTGCACGTTGCCAATCCCGTCTATGTGGGTGTGTCGTGAGTCTGACTAACACGTATCCCGCCGGCAGCCGTGTGACGACGAGTCAGAATCAGGCTATACCGATCGGCGTTCGTTACGAGCAGCATACTTCGCAGACGGGTATCGTCACGGCTACGGACACAAAAGCGAAGTTTGACACCCCGATCGAGTCTAACTCTGACGTGGTCGCCTCGGGAACGGGTAACACGGATTTTCTGCTTAACCGCGTCGGTCGCTGGCGCGTCGACCTGGCAACGCGTTTCCTTAGCAACGCAGGTGGCGGCGAGCGGCACATCTTTGCGCAGCTCGGCTCAACGTTCGATGTGACCAAACGCATCACGTCGCAGACTAATACGAACGTGGGCACGGTCGGTGTGACCGTATCTTGCAGCACAACATTTCGGATCGCTGCTGCTACAACCCTTATCGTCGGATTGTTTCAGAACTCTGGCGGCACGATGGCTACCGACGTCACGTTCGGCGGCACTAACCACATATCATTAACCTGGGAGGGCCCGTGATCGACTCTGCGGTTCTGTGGGTATTGGCTGCACTCGGCTTGTTTTTCCTGGCGCTGTCCGGGCTGCTGGCCGGCGAGGGTGTGCGCGTTTCGCGCATCCTGGCCGCAGTGTGCTTCGCAGTCGACGTGATCCTCGCGATTCTGGCAACGACCGGGCGATGATAACGATTATTCAGGGTGTCACGGAAGACATCCTGGCGAAGCAGCTAACCGACAACTTCGGCGCGCCGCTCGATCCGACCGGGTGGACTATCCATGCGGCCGCCTGCCAGTACAGCGAGGATGGCCCTGTGGTGGCCACCTGGCGCAACACGCCTGGCGAGGGCGAAGGCCAGGCCGACGTTATCGACGCGACGGACGCCTCGGGCACTAAGTGGGTGGCGCTGCGCATCACGCCGGCACTGACGCTGGGCTGGACATGGTCACGCGGCATACTGCAGTGCCGCATCACCGACCCGGACGACGAAGCCAACTCGGCGCGCATTATCGATGATCTTGTCCTGATTGATCCGAATTGCGTACCCGAGGAGTAGCAAATGGCAAATGGCGTGTTCAATATCTCGAAAGGCCGGCTAGCGCAGTACGGTGGCCTGCCGCTCACCAACGATGCGATTATCGCCGTTCCGATCGAGGCCACGGGGCTCGTCGGTGACTCGACAATGATCGATTATGCGGATCTGGCTACGCTGCTAGCTGGCGCCAGTAACGAGCAGACCACGATCGGCCGAAAGACGATGACGACGGTAACTGTCACGGTCGACAACTCGGGCGATAAGGTCGACATTGACTGTGACGACTTCACATGGTCCGGTGCGACCGGCAACGCACTCGGCAAAGTAATCATGTGTTACGACAACGACACGACCGGCGGCACGGACAGCAGTATTGTACCGATCTCGTATCACGACTTCGTCGCAACGCCTGACGGCAACGATCTCGTGGTGACTATCGCCTCGGGTGGATTCGCGAGCGCAGGTTAAGCTAGCCCGTGGCAATCTCGTTTGACCTCACCAACTCGCCGCCCGTAGCGTTTGCCGCGGGTACGGGTTCGGTCACGTCTTCGGCGTTCACGCCTGCCGATAAGACACTCGTCGTTATCATGCTTAACGCCGGGTGGTCAAACGGGGGAACGGTCACTGCTGCTGTAACTGACAGCGGTGGGCACACATGGTCACGTCCGGTCACTGCAGCCGGCGTCACGACCGATGGCGGCGTGTCGGCTGTTGCGTTCTGTTATTTCGCCACGTCGCCCGGATCGATAACCGTCACGGTGACCTATACGGGATTCGGCGCGAGTGGTGGCGGAAAACATGCGGACATCCTGTGCACGCTCGGCGCTAAGCCCGTGCAGACGGGTGCTGCGGTAGCCACAGCTCTAAAGACTACCGGCACGGTTGGCACACTTTCGATAACGACAACTAAAGCCGGGTCGCTCGTTATCGGCGCGAGCAGCGAGGTAACCAACAGTACGATCACTTGGACGGCTAACGCAGCCTGCCAATCGGACCACAACTATCAGGACACCACGGACAGTGTCCGGCTCGTGGCTTGGACGGCGAAAGCGGTCACGGGCACCCCTGGCGCAACCACGGTGGGCGGCACTTACAGCGCGTCGTGCGAGTCCAATCACGCAGCGTTCGAGATCTTGCCGGCCGTCCCGATCAACGTTGCGCTAGGCAAGGCCAGCGAAACCGACACAGCGCGGGCCCTGGCGCGAAAGAAGCGCGGCACACTCGGGAAGGCCAGCGAGGCCGATACCGCACGCGCGCTGGCACGTAAAAAATCAGTCCCGCTCGGCAAGGCGCACGAGACGGACACCGCACGCGCGCTGGCTGCCAGCCACCGCGGAACACTCGGCAAAGCGTCCGAGGTCGACGTCGCACGCGCGCTGGCACGTAAAAAATCAGTCCCGCTCGGCAAGTCCAGCACGACGAACTCGGCGCGCACGCTGGCGGCGAGCAAGCACGTCGCCCTCGGGAAAGCCAGCGAGACGGACACTGCCCGCGGGCTGGCCGCCAGGAAACGCGGCACTCTCGGCAAGGCCAGCGAGAGCGATACGTCCCGAGGGTTGACGGCCAGCCATCACGCGCTACTCGGCAGAGCAGGCGCGTCCGACTCTGCCAGGACGCTGGCCGGCAGTAAACACGTCGCGCTAGGTAAGGCCAGCACGCCGCAAACGGCAAGGGCGCTCTACCCGCCGCTGCAACGTGCTGGCGAGACGGACTCTGCCAGGGCGCTGGCCGCCTCGAAGATCGGTCACCTCGGCCAGGCGCGTGAGACGGACATTGCACGAGATCTGGCGCCAGCGCAGGCCCTGCAGCTCACCATCGATCAGGCCAGCGAGACGGACACTGCCCGCGGGCTGGCCGCCAGCCACCACGGCGCGCTAGGCCAGGCTGCTGGCGCCACGTCGGCCCGAGGCTTGACGCCGAGCAAGCGGGCAGCACTGGGAACCGCCGGCGAATCCGACACCGCACACGGGCTCTCAGCCGCACATCGCGGCACGCTGGCGGCCGCGCACGAGACGGACACGGCCAGCGCGCTAACTCGGCGCAGCGGCCTGACCCTCGGGATAGCGACGTCGACCAGCTCGGCGCGCGAGCTACGTCCGTTCAAGATCGTTTCGCTCGAGCGCGCCAGCGAAACCGACACGGCGCGGCCGCTGCACGGTGGATACAAAGTTTCCCTGCCGGCGGCCGCCGAGCTCGATACCGCCCGAGGGCTGGCGCACAGCCGTGGTGTGCACGTCGGCACTGCTATAGAGAGCGACGCAGCCCGCCGGCTGATACTTAGCAAACGGGTGAACCTGGCTGTGGCCGTCGAGGTCGACACCGCGGCCGCGCTGGTCGGCCGGATCGACCGGGTCAACTTCCCGCTGCACGTCGGCGAAGTGGCTATCGCCGGCTATCCGCGTGGCGACGTCGTCGAGCGCCGGCCTGACCCGACACTCATCACGGTCGCTCGCCTCGGGGCGACCGCGGTGTCTACCCGTTCGCCGTCCGGCGTGGCGGTGCTTGGGCCCTCGATCACAGCGGAGACGTGATGCCAGCACCGGCTACCCGCAGATCGCGCCTCGGGCATGCGGTGTTTGAGGTCTACCTTCTGCTCGCATGCGCACTGATCGGGGTTTCCGGCCTGATTACTCCGCACGCCCGAGCTCGATCGGTAGTCGCCGCGTTCCCCGATGGCACGCAAACCGTGTGGTATGTGGGTATCGCCCTCGGCGCCGCGCTGGCGATCTACGGGATAGCCCGCGGGGAGATCGAAGGGCTGCTGAAAGAGCGCGCCGCGCTAATCGTTATGTCCGGCCTCAGCGCGTCCTATGCGGTGGCCAGCGTGGCGTACGGAGGCTGGCCGGCACTGTCCGGCGCATTCCTGTTGATCTCGTTTGCTGTCGCGTGTGCGGTCCGGTCGTGTCAGCTCACCGCGGATTTGACGGCCGTTCGCACGGAACTGCGCAGGCTGGCAGATCAGTGAGCTGGCTAGCAATCCTGGCCAACCTGCTAGCAGCCCTCGGCGGTGCCGGCGGGCTCGGCGCTGTGGTCATCTCAGGAGGGCAGCGGCGAAAACTGGCGGCTGAGGCCAGCAAGTCGGGCGCCGACGCAGCCAAAGTGTTGGCTGATGCGGCAGTCGGGATGCTCGAACCGTCGCGCGAGCAGATCAGGTATTTCAATCGTGAGCTATCCGTCGCGCTGGCCGCACTCGCCTCGACGCGCGACGAGCTATCCGCTGCGCGCGCGGAGATAAATAACCTGCGCGGCCAGGTTTCCGAGCTCGACCGCAGGCTGCGGTCGGCCCTCGGATAGGAAGGGGACGGTCGATGTCATTTGTCGACTATCTACAGTCGCTCAATATCCGTGCGATTAACGAGCGGCTGACTGCACTAATTGCCCAAGTCAACAGAATGGATACCCGTATGTCACAGCTCCGTGATTACGTCGATGCGGTCAACGCCGAAACGACCAGCATCGGTGACGACGTCAAGAAGGTTGCCGACCAGCTCGCCTCGGCGATCAACTCGGGTGACCCTCAGGCGCTGGCCGACATGGGCAACGCCGTGAGTGCGCTCAAGACTGCCGGCGACGCGCTGCATGCGCTGGCTACCGGCTCGGGCACTGACCCGGTGCCGCCACCCGTGGAAGGCCCAACCCCGCCGGCTGACAGCACCCCGGCAGCCGACAGTCACCCGACGTCCTAACCGTCTGACCCGAGGGCGGCGCCAGTTCCCGAACACCGCGGGGCTGGCGCCGCTCCCATTAGGAGGCATGCCCATGGTGGTGAAATCAGAGTCGCGCGAGGGCATAGCAGTACGGATGATTGCCATCCATACCAACGAAGGCGACCACCCGATCAACAGTCCCGATCACACCGCCGAGAATCTGGCGGGCTACCTCGATCGAAGCAATGCGGCCGGAGATTTCAAGAGCTACCACACAATCTGCGATGACGACTCGACACTTATCTACGTCGATCCGTCGCAGGCCGCATGGGCTATGCCCGATGGCGGAAACCTGCCGGCACTGCAGCTCTGCTTCACCGGGTGGGCGGCCTGGCAGCGGGCCGACTGGCTAGCGCATACGGCCATGCTGCAGCGCGGCGCAATTGTCGTGCGTGATTGGGCGCTGAAGTACAACATTCCGATTCGGCACCTCACGCCGGCACAGGTGTACTCAGGATGGTATGGGTTGGTTGGGCACGTCGACTGGACTACCAGCGCACCTAATCGGGGAACTCACACGGACCCCGGCAGCAATTTTCCGTGGGATGTTTTTATCCTGCTAATCGAAGGAGTGGATTTGCAGCCCGACGAGAGAGACGCACTGTACGACGTGCGCGCGCAGCTCACAGGTTCTCGATCGAGCCGGCCACCGTTGTACGACGGCTGGCCTGCACACGCCGACACCAGCAGCAAGCCTAAGACGCTGCTCGACTACGTGCGCGCGCTGCACGCCGAGCAGCAGGTGCAGGCAGCCACGCTGGCCGAAATCGTCGGCCGCTTGCCGGTGGCGAAACCGTGAGCGGCGCACTTAAGGCTGTGGTCGCTGCGCTGGCGGCCGCGCTGGTCATCATTCAGGCGCTGCTTACCCGCGGGGGGCCCATCCTCCCGAGTGATTGGCAGACGATTGTCGACGCGCTGCTCGGCCCGATCCTGGTCTACTTCGTGCCGAACATTCCGACCACGCCTAAGCCGGCAGTTCCCGCAGTAGCGCCGCAGGCAGAGAAGACAATCCTGCTGCCGACCACCTCGGCGAGCATGGCGCACGAAGTGACCAGCGAGCCCACCGTATAGGAGCCTGGCTGTGTCCGTTCATGACGCTGCCCTCGGGATTGTCTTGCCGCTGCTGGTCGCAGTGCCGGCGATCTTGATCTGCTCGGCGACTTACGGATACATCCCGACGTGGCTTTCCGTGCTGATGATCGTTATTGCGCATGTCGGCACGGCAGGTTTTCGCAAGGCAACCCCTCGGCCGTAGCCGGGGCCCAAGGAAGGGAACCACGATGGCGCAGCACAGAATGAGTAAGGCATCCAAACGCAAGGGTGTGCTTGTCGGTCTGGCTGGACTGTCGGTCGCTGCATTGACCGGCGGGGTTGCGGCCGCAAGCACCCCGGCTCCACTGCCGGTCGACTGCCCCTCAGCAGTGCAGTCGATCCTCGACGCGCAGATCACGGTCGGCCGGTCGACTAACGAGCTGCACCGGGCACAGAACGCTGATCGGGATGCCCGCACCGCGCACAACGTCGCGGTGACGAAGGCGCAGGCCATCTACACAGACGGCCAGCCGTACCCCGACAAGCAGGCCGATGCAGACGCGCTGGCTGCCCGCAATGCGGCGATCAGCAAGGCCGATGCTGACTACGAGGCTGGCGGCACTGCGGCCGCGGTGACACGCGCACAGCGCGAGCACGACCGGACCGGCGGCGTCCTGGTTAAGCTGCGCCTAGACCTCGGGAGGATCTGCACCGCGCCGCCGGCCAGCTCGACAGCACCGGCACCGCCGGCAGTGCAGCCCGACGTGCCAGTCGACACCGCGCCGCCACCCGAGGTGGTGGACGCGCACTTGCCAGTGACGCACTAGCTATTCCGTGGTGGGAGTAGGAAAGAGGGGGCCCGTTCACCAGCGGGCCCCCTCTTTTTGTCGTGACCATGCGTCGGCGAGCTGCCGTAGGTACTGCGCATAGCTGTGCTCCCAGCTCAGGCGCTCGGCCGGCGTGGCGCAGGCGTTGAGCCCGGTGGCCCATATCGAGGCGCAGATCGCCTCACAGGCGCGGGTCGGCGCACACGAGCTCGCCGAGGATCGAGGCTGCCGGCGGCGCGGGTCGGTACGTGGCGGGCATGCGGCTCCAAGCGCAGAAGGACGCTGGTCGCCCTAACGGCCTAAGATGTGCGAGCACGATAAGACTACGCAGCGCGACGCGCCAGAACTTCTCGTAGTCGATCGCCCCTCGGGAATGTCTAGAACGCACCGTGCTCTACCGCGTACCGTGATTGCAGGTGCACGCGCATCGGCGTGAGGTTTGTCCCGCTACCGAGTGGAGCTGTGCCATGACTGATCGTAATCAAATGACGTTGCCGGCAACGTGCAACCTGCACGGGATCGCAGGATTCACGAACCTGCGCGTCCGGCTACGCCCCCGAGGGCTTGAGATCGACCCGCACGTCACGGGGGCCTGCGTGCTCACGCTGTCGCTGGTCGACGCAGCAGTGCTGCACTCGCGCCTGGCTGAGTGGCTGTAGCGTCACAAAAGAGCGACCCCGCCGGATCTCCCGCTAGCAGAGATATGGTCGACGGGGTCGCTCTTTGCTGTGTCTTTACTTAGGCGCCCAATTCTTTCGTCCGTGCCACCTCGGCGGGGTCCGATCCTGCGGCAGCCCTGACTTATCCCAGCCCGATCCGCGGCTAACGCACTGTGGACTGTAGAGCTTGCCACCACGAAACGCTGTGCCCTGCTTCTTGCAACCGCACGCACAGCGTTTAGTCCCCTCGGCAATGTCCTTAGCCTTGTCGCGCACCTTATCGGCCAGCGATCGACCCTCGGGCTTCTGCTTCGCACGGGCCCTGGCCTCCCGCTCGTGCTTCGTGCGTGTCCAGCTATCGGCGCCCATTGCCGTCACCTCCTGGCGGCAGTCCGTGCTTCGCGGCGCACCCCGGGCAGAGCGGGTTGTGCTCGCCGGCACCGCGCCAGTTCCCAATACCGCACGACGTCGTGAACGGCCCGCGGCCGCCAGACAAGAACGCCTGCCAACGCGTCACTACGTGCTGCATCACTTCCCCTCCCACTTCTTAGGCGCCGGCTGTTGCATCGCCTTGGGCCTGCCCGACCACAGACCGACGTAGCGCCACGGGTACTGCTGGCGCAGGCCGATCTCGATAGCGACTTCGTCGCGGTCGCTGGCGAGCGTCCCGAATATCGCGTCTAGTCCGAAGGCGCTCACTTGTGCAGCGTCCCCTCGAAAGTGCCCGAGATCCGAGTCCCGCCACCGCTGCGGCCGCCGAGCATGGTGCAGAGCGCCAGCACCACGATCAGAACGACGACACCCTCGATCTGGCCGGCGTGCGCGTCGACAGCGTGAGCGGTAGCCGTCACGACACGGTCGACCAGATACCAGACGCCGGCTATCGCGCCGAGGCCTGCGCCGATGGCCAGGTCAAACAGCTGTGCCCGCATCACCCACGGCTCGCGCCACCACGCCAGTTCAGCCGCAGGCGCGTTAACGGGAACGGCGTGCACGGTTGTCGGGCCCCGAGTGGCACGCGGCCGCACAGGCTCTCTCAGGCCGACTTCCGCATCGCTGCCCGCCGGCAGCGCCAGCCACGGTGCCCCGTACTCCTCGGGCACGACGAGCTGGCCGGCGTCGCGCCGGCACGCGGCCGCCACCGCAGCCACGCCGGCCAGCCGCATGTACTCGTTAATCGCAGCTAGGTTTTCCGCCTCGGTACTCATCACAGCACCACTCCAAACACTACGAACCCCGCGACAATGAGCACGACTGCTGCCGTGCCCACAACTTTGAGCAGCGGACCGGCCAGTCTTAGGCCGGCTTTCGTCCTGTGAAGCCAGATCCTACCCTTCTCATATCCGACCCCGACCGGGATTCCGATCGCGACGCCGAGGACGATAAAGAGCCAGTTGACGGCTGTAGCCATTTCGCACCTACCTTCGCGGCATCGCGTCCGTACCATGAGACAGTGCGTGCCTCGGTATCGATGTGGAAGCCGGCCCGCGCTTTATCCTTGCCGTGTGCTGCCTCGACTAGTGCAGCAACACCGCCCGAGGCGTTGATCTGCGTCATCAGCCGCTTCATCTCCCACGGTGGGATACGGCCGGGGTTGGCTTTATTGAGGTTGATATTCGCTACGGGCGCCAGTTTGAGCACTCGGCCGGCTTCTCGGACGTCTAGCCACTGGTCGGTGACACGGCCTTTCCGGTAGCCCACTTTGAACTCAGTAACCAGCGCATACCAGATCTTTCCGGGCTCGCCGTTGGGCGATCCGAATTGGTGCTGCCTGCGCCGATTCTCTGGCTTCTGCCGGGTCTGCCCGACGTACAGGCAGATAATCTTGATCGTGCCGCGCAGCAAGGCCCTCGGGTCGTAACCCCAGAACTCGTACAGATAGCCTGGCCGGCGTCTGCGCCTAATCACGGTAGCTCCTAGTTGATTGCTTCTGCTCTGGCGACCGCCGGTCAAGCGATCTGCATATGCCGCACCCGACGTGGGTGCTGTGCGGCCGCCATCGCGACGTTTCGGGCGGCAGGTATGCACCGCACGCTGCGACGTTTCCGGGAGGCCTGGCCAGGTGGACTGTCACAGTCGCTGCGCTCGTCCCCGCTGTGGCGCGGTGTGCGAGTGGCTGACCTTGCTATTGCACTGGCCACAGTCCGGCGTCTGCGATTTGCGCCAGCGACCCTGAATCAACGGAGCTCCGCATAGCGCCTTGCTCTGTGGGTTTCCGTCTTTGTCCGGGTATGCACGGTGGATGGTCACGGGTAAACCTCTCCTTGTATGGCACCGACACCGGCAAACGGTGCGGCGCAGAATCGACACGCTAGGGCCTCACCGACGAACGTATCCGCCGGCATGGTGCACTTCTCGACTACTTCCGTGCCGTCTGGTGCTCGCCAGACGCGCTCTATTTCGCAGTTCATGCCGCTTTAGCCAGCCCTTCGTGCTCGTCGCGGCACTCGGCGCACGCCGGGTAATCGTCGCCCTCGATCTCTATCTCGCACACGGCAGCGTTGTAGCAATGAAACCGCCGGCTGCCGAGGTGAACGAAACCGTAGGCCTGACACAGCCCCTCGGGAATCATCAGCTTGTCTCCTTCCACTTACCCCCACTGAGGATCTGCGCCGCTCGACGTGACTCCTCAGGCGTGCGTAGTGGCGTCCCCGAGGGCACCAGACCACGGCCGCACGGGATGCACCGCACACTGCCGTTGTCCTGCCGCCACCCGGTGCTGTTCGTGCAGTTCGGGCATGTAGTCCACATCAGTGCGTTGCTCCGTTCAGGACTAGATCGCTCTGCGGCACGAAATCATCGCCGCACTTCTGGCAGACATGCACGAGCTCGGCCATAAGGGCTTGCTCTGTCTCGTCGGCTTCGAGGTCATCGTCGCCGAGGTCAAGCACGATTGGCGCACCCTTCGTATGCTTTGCCGCATCGCGATACTTCTGCGACCACTTACCGATATCGTCGGCAACGCCGTCGCGCTCGTCGTCATCGAGATAGGCCGCCCGATACTTAAGCGGGCCCTTGTCAGTCGACGTGTAGCCAATACCGGCGTTGGCGTCGCCTGGCGGGATAAGGTGTGCCGGGTACATTTTCGGATCGCCGAGGATCGTGCGCACCATGTCGTCACTGCCGACCCGCAGGCAGGTGATATAGGCGAACAGATCGCGGATAAGGCCGATGGCCTCCTTCTGCGTGAGCTGGCTGCAGGCAATCACAGTGAAGCCGGCAGCGCGGCACTGCGACAGATAAACTAGGAATGCCTTAAGCGCGGGCACCTTCTTGCCGTTGATCGTGACCTTATTCTCGGCGCCGGCCATCATGGCGATTACCGTCACGAGCTCGTCGATAATCATCACGTCAAGCGGCCACTGCTCGTGCCCCGGTTCCCACTTACGCTTACCGGCAGCCTTAAGGGATGCCTGCTGCGCACCCATAGCGGCTAGCGCCTGCTCTAGGAATTCACACCACAGCGTTGCGTTGCTCTCGTACCGGTAGGCTTTATCGGCCAGGTTGAAAAACTCCTGGCCGCCCTTCGGGTCGTAAACCCGGGTGCGGAACGGTAGACGCTGCTTGCATAGCGACCATAGAATCATCCAACATTCGGACGACTTACCAGAACCCAAGCCGCCGGCAATCAGTGTTGCCAGTCGTACATCCTTTCGCACTGGCAGTCCGTCAGAATCCTTACCGACCACGCAAACGCCAGTTGGGGGGTAGGGGGGCGGCGGCAGTTGGGAGGGCAGGATGACATCGGCGAAGGGGTCAACAAAGATGACGCGAAGCTGCGTCAGGTAAGGCCGCAGGGGGTGCGGCGACACGATCAGGTCTAGTGCCTTCCAGCGGGAACGCAGGACGCCGGCCTGATCGCCCTTGAAAGCCTCCGTGCCAGCGCCGATGTTGCTGCCATCCACGGTGAGCACTAGCCCGCACGGCGTGCGCCTAATCCTGTTGCGACCCCACCGCTTGAGCTTGGGCACTTTGCGGCCGCCCGGTCGGTGCCCCCCGCTGTGTAGCGCATCCTCGATTGTCACGGTCTCGAACAGCTTTGCGCGGTGCATAGTCGGTGCCCAGGTGAGCCGAATAGCGGTGCGCCGGTAGCTAGACTTGACGGCCCTGACTAGACTTGACGTGCGAGTTAGCACGTCAGGGCCTACGGCAACGAGTAGCAGCCCGACGAGCACCGCGTATTCGAGCCACCCGGCACTTCCTATTGCCGCCCAAGCGATCAGACCGACAATTGCCGCGCTTAGCGGGAAACGCACCGCGGTCTCCGCAAGGACCCAAGGCGCCGCGTGGATCGGTCGCCAGATTTGCGCTATCGCCTTGCTGGTCATGCCGACACCTCGGATCGGCCGCTCTCGGCACGGACGGACTCGATCAGGGATCGCGCGGCACCAGTCCCGATGCCGAGGCGCGCGGCAATCGCAGCGCGACCCATGCCGGCGTTAACCAGCGGCCGCACGTCGTCAACGCTGGCCGGCTTCGTCCGTGGTCCCGACCCTGACGCTTCAACTTTGTGGGGGGCGGTCGTTGATTTCCGGCTAGGCCGCGCTGGCGGCCAGCTCGGCAGGCCCTTGGCAGCACTGCTGCTCTGCTGGCTGGCTGCCGCCGGCACAGTGGGAAAATTTGACGGTGCCGGTGCTGCAGGGGGGAGTGCTGGCGCTGTGTCTGGCTGTGGCGTTGGTTCTGCTCGTCGGGTCGACGTTTCGCTAGCCAGCTCTCGCACATCGCGTGCACGCAGATGAACAGCAGCAACAGCCACACCGGGCGGCAGTGCTCCCACCGCCACAGCCAGCGCGGCCGCGCCAGGTGACGCCGAGCCGATCAGCCAGCCGTGGTAACTGGCCTGGCTAATCACACTGGCCGCACCGATGCCGTACAGGTTGGCTCGCGCCAGCCGTGCGACGTGGTCGCTCGTGCCTGGCAGCAGCCAGGTGGTGAGCGCGGTAATCACGTAGCCGTCGACACAGAACGGCAGCGCCACGGCCAGCGTGCCGAAACCAGCAAGCACCCCGAGTGCCAGCCAGGTGGAGAACGACAGCACGAAGCTCGCCAGGATGGCGAGCAGGCAGGCCGCCAGGCTGATCTGTCGCATATTCATGATCGAAAACCTCCGTTCACTCATCGGCCTTGCTCCGCTCGGCCAGCCATGCACGGCGCCGCAGTTGCTCTTGCCGGCGCTCGGTCGGCACCGGTACGGGCGGCACCCACGCCTGCCACCGCGCGTTGCGGCCGCTGCCGTCTCTGCGCACGGTCATAACGGCCGCCGGACCCATCGGCACGAGCTGCAGTCGCACCACTTCGCGTGCCGTTCGTGGGTGAGCTCTCGGCGCCTGGCCGCCATGCCGCGTAGCCCGTGCGGGCCCCGGTGCTCGGCGCGCCAGCCACGTAGCCCGTGGTCACTCACGGCTGACCCCGCCAGTTGCCCATGGGCTTGCCCTGGCACTGCCAGTCATCGGGCACCGCGGCGCCCTGGCCCTCCCAGTACTTCGCTGTTTTCAGGCACCACTCCCGGTCGGTCATGCCCGGTGTCTTCGGCGGGTCGCCTGGCGCAGGGTCATCGGCCTGGTAGCTCGGGTAGGGGAGCGGCGCGGGGTCGCCTGGCTGCATCGCTGCGTACCCGAGGGTTGCGGCCGCGACGACGCCGGCCAGCAGGCCCTTCACGACGGCCAACCCTGCGGCCGGTCACGCTTGAGCCAACGGGTCTGCGAATCCCACAGCGACCAGCGCGCGTCACGGAGTGCCTGTGCGCCGTTGCGCAGGCCCTTGCGCTCCCAGGCGTGCGCCTGATGGGTCAAATTGTTCAGGTCTTCGCCGTGCGTGCCGGTAAATCTGTCCGGTGGGCTAGTCATGACTTGACTCCTTTCCACCGTTTTTCGTTGGCCACCCGCTCGGCCGTGGTGCGCGTGTTCCGCCCGAAGGTGGAACGTCGCCCGGTGTTCGTGGCGACCTGCTGCCATTCCGGCGTGCGCTCCCACTCGGGCTGCGTGGCGGTCTGCTGCTCGTCGCTCACGGCGTCCACCTCCCGAGGGATCGGTCGAACCGCTGCCCGGTGTCGAGATGATCCCAACGACGATTGCGCCAGCCCTGCGCGTGCTTTCGCATGTGTGGGTCACGCTCGGATTCCTGCGCATATCGCGTGCAGGTGTCCAGCAGCGTGTTCCACTCAGGATTTTTAGTCCACTGCGGTTTATTCACTCCGCAGCACCGCCCTGCAAACGCTCGTGGAGCTCGGCGGCAGGCCGCTCGGCAATGCCCTCGGCAAGGAATACGGCTGCCCAACGGGCACCCGTGCGCTGAACAATCCCGGTAGCGTCGTAAATCTCGCGCCAGGTCATGCCGCGCTGGCGCAGTGCCCAGACAATCGCGCCGCCACGCTGCGCGTTGGCATGTGACACTCGGTGATGCTCGTCGTATCGAGCGGAAACAATTTTGCCGGCCTCGGCAAGCAATTGCGGAGTCACGGCGACCTCGGGGGAGTGTTGTCCGGGCAGAAGTTCAGCAAGGACGGCGACCACTTGCTCTGTCAGTTGCTCAGGTGTCATAGCGGCGAGCTTAGCACTGCGCTTAGCGCAGTGCGCAACCCCTAGACAGCACGAAACCCGCCAGCTCAGGGGACTGGCGGGTTTCGGCAGTGTCAGGCAAGGACACCGGCACCGAAGTTACCCGGCGATCAGCAGCTTTGCATTACTGCGCCCGAGCTCTACGGCCATGCCGGTGAGCAGCACTGCGATCAGGACTGCGGCCGCACCCGTCCACACCGCCGAGCCGGTGGCTAGCTGCAGCGCCGTGCCGACTATCGCCAGCGACAGGCCGGCGACGTCGAGTCCGTCCTCGATCGCCTGTGTCTTCATGGCGTTGTTGCTGGTCGTGCGCAGGTGCGCCAGCCAGGACTGGCCGTCGCGGCTCGGCGCCAGGGTGCGCAGCACCTGCACGAGCGAGGTGGACTCCAGTAGCGCGCTAGCCGCCAGGACGGCCAGGCTGGCCCACAGCAGGCCGGCGGCCACCTCAGGGTCGATGATCGACTGCAGGCCTTCCCACGCTGCGAAACCGCCACCCATCAGCGCCATGTTGACCGCGGCAATCAGGCCCCAGAAGTGCGGGCCCTTCGCCCAACTCTTGCCGTGCCACTCCCCGACGAGAAGCAGCGGGCCGGTCAGACTGTCGACCAGTGAGTGTGAGGCTTCTGCCAGCATTGCGGCACTGCCGCTGAACACACCGACTACGGTTTTCATACCGATTACAACGACGTTCACAGCGAGGGAATAGACCAGCGTCGACTTCGTGCTCATACTTGTCTATCGCTAGCACTGGCTAGTCGTTACAGCAGGAAGCCCGCCAGCTCTAGGAACTGGCGGGCTATCCGGTGAGAGTTAGAGAGCGGCGAGCACGATCACAAGCAGGCCCAGTAGGACTGCCAGCCATGCCTTTGCCCAGCGGATCTGATCGCGACACTCGACGTTGCTCATACCCGTATGTCGCTCGGGACACCCGAGGCGTTACAGCTCACCTGCCTTGCGTAGTGACACTACGGCCGTTTCACAGCGTGACGCCACGCCGCGACACTTCTTTGCCTGCTTGCGTGTGACGTGGTGTCCGTCGCGGTCGGCCATTGAGCGCAGCCAAGCGGCAGCCAGCATTAGCGCGTCATCGGACAGCCGGTAGGCTTCCATTCGGTCGGCCAGGGATTGCGACACATCAGGCCAGGACGACACCCACGGCGCAGCCGCATCTTTATGCTGCTCGAATCCCGGCACGTCGACCTGCTCACGCGGCCACGGTGGCACGGCGCTAACTGGCGGGGGGTTGCTCTCCTTCGCGAAGTCGGGCACATCGATCCTTAGAGTCCCCTCGGGTATCCGCAGCGGCACTTCGTCAGGTTCTGATTCATCGCCGGTAAGCCGGCGCACGCGCAATTCGAGATCGTCGGCCGCGGTTCGGTAGTGTTCAGATAGCACCACCTCGACACCAGCGACGCCGCGAATCTTAGCCTCTCTCATCAGACTATCGGCAGTCGAACGGTAGAACTCGATCTGTGCCCACAGGTAGGATAGGTTGTTTTTCACGCTGCTTCCTCACTACACATAGCGGAGAACTGCACGAGCTGCGTAATGATGTTGTGCAGTTCAGTACGGACGGGATAACTTTTACCGATCATTGCGTGACCGTAGGGATCGCACCCGGTCGTGATGGCGCTGTAGATGTTTCCCGGCAACCATGCCCACCACTCGCCAGGGTTGGCAATCCGGGCGCGCTTCTCGATCAGCAGCGGCACGACTTCGCCGGAAGCCTCGCACTGCGTCATTGTTTGAGCCATCACGTCGGCGAGCGCCTTGCCGGCTAGCCCTCGGGGGTACGAGTCGACCACATCCTTTACTTGGATGCAGACACCCGGCACGCCCTTAATGTCCCCGAGGTCGGGGTCGGATCGGTCGGTGCGATGCCAGCCGGTCACTACGCGCCGCTCTGCGGTCGCAATGCCGGCATCGCGGAAGTACTGCGCTACGTCGCGCTCGGCCCGTAGCCCTTTGTCCCGATTAGCGTTCGGCATAGTTGGGCAATCTTTCTTGACGTAGCTCGGCGAGTAGCTGATCGAAAGGGTCTATGTAAATCCTGCGATCTTCGAGGTCTTCGATTACGCGCTCTAGTTCCTCGACGGATTGCTGCCATTCTTTGCACTCTTCGTCATAGCAGGTCTCGTGCACAACGGGTGCACCCTTAGTGTCGCTGGCGCATTTGACGCACTCTTTAGCCATCGCCGTTGCCTTCCCCTGTGGAAGGCAGGACGCCGGACCGTAGCCAGGCGTCCTGCCGAGCTCGTGCCGCTACTGCTGCGGCCAGGGCGGCTGCTGCTGTGCCGGCGGGCCGGCCTGCTGTGGTTGCTGCCACTGCGGCTGCTGTGGCGGTGCCGGCGACTGAACGGGCGCAGGGCCTTGCTGCGCTACGAACGGGCTATCGCTGGCCGGCGGGCCGGCCTGCTGGTACTGCTGCGGAGGCGCCTGCTGTACCGGTGGCTGGCCCTGCCACTGCGGCTGCTGTACCGGCTGGCCGGCCTGTGGGGCTGGCTGGCCCTGCCACTGCGGCTGCTGTGCGTACTGCTGCGGAGGGGCCTGCTGCACGATGGGCTGCTGGCCCTGCCACTGAGGCTGGCCCTGCGGCTGTGCCGGCGGTCCGGGCGGTGGCCCTTGCTGCTGTGGGGCTGGCTGGCCTTGCCACTGCGGCTGCTGGCCGTTCTGTGCCGGCGGGCCGGCCTGCGCGTAGGCAGGCTGCTGCATCGGTGGTGCCTGCTGGTACTGCTGCTGCTGTGCTGGCTGGCCCTGCCATTGCGGCTGTTGGGTCTGCTGCACCGGGGGTTGCTGTACGGGCTGCTGGCCAGGGTCAGGGCCCGACACCATGGCGTCGCCAGGGGGCGGCATCGGGACGAAATGACAAATATAGATTCGTCGATCCTTGCCGCCCTTCTTTTTACTAGGCTCGGTTCCGACGAGTGCAAAGTAGATCTGGCAACCCGTCCCGAAGCCACCGCCGGCCTTCGCTACCGCACGCTTGAACTCGCCGAACATAGAGCCGGGTGCGCTGCCGTTCTTTTTGATATGGATGACGCGCACACCGTCATCGAAGTCTCCGTTATCGCGCTCGTCAGTCTGGACAGTTGCAAGAATCTGCATCTTCTCGTTACCGTCATCCCAGAACAGCGGGGTTCCCTTGTCGAAGTCACGCTGCTGCGTCTCTACTGCATCCTGCAGCATGGTGCCGCCGCGCCAGCGTGGCTGCTGTGGGCTTGACATCCACGGTGAGGGGTCGTTTCCCCAGTTCATGCCCGAGGCGCCGCCGAGCATTCCGTCTTGATTTGGCATTAGTCGTACCTTCCTGCTAGGTCATCGTGATAGTGACAGCGCGTCTCCCCGCTCCGCTGCCTTGCCCGCTCCCTGACTTCATTACCGGGCTGCCCTCCGCGGGAGGTACGCACTATCCGCCCTTACCGCATCACTACGATTTAGTTGTGGTTTCGATCAGCCGATTTCGATACCGCCGGCCATAAGATCACCTCCCTTCGTTGCACCCACAGCCTAGCACAGACTAGTACTCGCTAGTACTCAGCCAGGCTGCCCACCGTGCCCAGACTGCAGCGCCGCGGCCTGTGCGTTCGCTGCAGCTAGGACGTTTCCCGACCACGAGCCGTCGCCGTAGGCCTTAGTCCAGCGGCGCCAAATCGCCGTCAGTGTTTCCATGTCCAGCGCGGCCGCGATTTCGGCCAGTACCTCGGGCTCGGTCAAATCGTCAACGTCATCAGCCCTCGGGACCGTGGGCAGGACGGCCACGCCGGGTGGCTGTGCCGGCGCAGGGCCTGTAAATCCGGCCTCGGCCATGCTCTGCGGGTGCCGGCCCGATGCAGGCTGCTGGCCGGCGACTGGCGGCTCAACAGCTGTGCCGTTCGGATCGTGCGCCACGATCCACTCAGCCAGCCACTTGCGGTGATGGTTCAGGTCCGTGGTGTTGCCGAGGGCACGAGCCCAACCCTGTAGCCGTGGCTTGTCGTTCTTGCGAATGTCGAGAATTTCGGCGATGCGCGTCTCGGCGTTGATACCCGAGTCGCCAGGCGTCGCTACTGGCGAGTAGGAATCCTCGGCGGCCTGCGCGTACTGCGGGCTCGGCGCAACGACGCCGTGCGGCGTGGTCGATCCGACTCGGCCGTGTGCTTCGTCGAGCACTGCGTTAGCAATGTCGGCAACGGCCTGCGGGGTTGGCTTGCCGTTGGCCACGGGCGCTTTGCGTGTGCAGCGGTCCGGGTGGTCGCTATCCGCGCGCGGCCGGCCATCGACAACGTCGGGCACACCACAGCCAGGGCAGGTACGACGGCCAGCGACCGGCGCGGCCGCAGCAATGCCCCCCTCGGGGCCCCCCTCGACAGCCGCAGCCATAGCATCGGGCACATGCCAGTGACCCTTGCCGACCCACGGGTGACTTAGGAACTTCGCCTTATTCCACTCGCGCATTTCCATGGCCAGCCGAACCGATGCCCAGCCGCGTTCAATGTCGAAGCGGTGCGCCCTGACCTCGAATGTCTCCCGATCGATGTGGATCACTGCCGCGATGTCCTTGCGAACTGCCGGCATCGGTTCGTACTGCCGCGTTTCGTAGTTCATCATTAGCTCGGCGTTGGCATACATCCCGAGTTGCGTGCAGATCGGCTGCTCGTGCTCAGTCGGGTCGATCTCGGATTTTTTGTCACCGATCACGAGCTCGCCCGTGGCGATGATCTCGTAGATATTATCGAGCCGACCAGCAACGCCGTACTTCATGCACATGACAACGCGCTCGATCAGACTCGGGATAGGACGCAGCCCGCATCGCGCCAGCTCGGCCAGGTAGTTGGCAATGATCGGCTGAAAATACGGATGCATGCCGGCAGGATCTTCGCCAGCGTCGACCCGCTGCAAAATCGAGTGGATAGCGTCGCCGAGGTTTGCACCCTCGGCAGTGCCGGCAACCACTTCGGCCTGCGCGACAACGTCTTTGATCGTTTCCTTGTCGTCCTTAGCCACAGCAGCCAGGCGCAGCACGAGATCGGGACGCTGCGCCAGGCCCCAGGCGACCTGCCCCGTGCGCCAGACGCCGAGCCCGTAGCCGCTTACCAGCGACGCACCTAGCGTGCTCGGGCTGGTCTGCTCTTTGTACTTCCCGCCGGCATCGGGCAGGATGTACCGCCCGTACCGACCCTGCGGCACGTCGGGCTTTCCGCCCGTGGTGTCGATATCGTCGTCTAGCAAGTGGTCCTGTGTCGTTGCGGTCATCGTGGTATCCCCTTCGTGCAGCCGCGCTCTCTTAGCGCGCAGAATGTCGACTAACTGATAGCAGTCTATTTCAACGGCGCCGAGTCGGATAGCCTCGCGTCGTTTCCGGTCGGTCAAATCGTAATGGTCACCTGCTCTGTCTAGGCCATCCTTCTTTCCTGGCGTATTGCCAGGCTGGAACCACGCACGGCGCATGCCGAGTTTGGCAGCAAACGCGTGCAGCTCTGTGGGATCGAGAGAGTCGCTAATCAGGTGCGACCAGCGCGACGAGTAGGTCCGGCCGCTGCCGGGGTCGGTCACGTCGGCCGGCATGCGCATGCTGTCTACGAAGATCATCGGCCTAGCCACCATGCTGCACCGACAGCCGAGGCAAGAATGACACTGGCGTCGAAGATCAGATTGATAATCATCGGCCTAGCCACCGCACGAGCAAGTACAGCGTGGCGATCGTGACCACAAACCACGCGATAAACACCACCATCACTGCCCCCCCACCCTGGCCAGCAGGCCGTTGGCGATAGCCACGCTGATTGCGTCGGACAGCGCGGCCTTAGTCAGACCCTCGGGATCGACCCCGAGGCGCCGCGCCTGATCGAGTTGCTGCGGGCTCGGCTCGGCAGAGCGTGTGCGCCAGGCCGACTTCTTATTCGCGACGCTCGGGTCTTCGTCTAGTGCCAGGTCGCTGCCGTGTTCTAGGGCTTCGTCCGACGAGAGCCCGGTCGCAACCCACTTCCCGCCACCGTGGCACGTACAGCTCTGCCGCCAGGCACCCATGCGGCCGACCGCATACTCGCCCTGATGCAGCGCGATGAAATAGGTGTGATCGCGGGTCTGCACGAAGGGCACCTGGCGCGCCGTGCGTAGCCACCGTGCGTCGGTGCCGGCGAATAGGTCGACGTCGTGAACGCCGTTGATCTTCTTTGCCATGCGCTCGATCGGCACGCGCTCGAAATCGTCGGGCTCGTCTAGATCTTCGTCTTCGAGCTCGCCAGGCTCGCGCTTCTCTGGCGTCACCCCGAGGTCGACGTGCGCGGCGAGCGTCTGGTCATCGGTGCAGCCGACGAAGTCGAGGACTAGACCCTCAGTCTTGCCAGGCCACGGGCGCAGGATGCGGCCTACCTGTTGGATGAACATCAGCGGCGAGCGCGTCGGGCGCACCATGAGTGCCACGGAGCACCGCGGGCAATCCCAACCCTCGGCCAGCGCCGTGCACGTCCCGAGGACATGCGTACTACCGGCGTCGAACGCTGCGAAGTGCCAGCGCCGCGCGGCCGCGGATGTGCCGGCGAAAATCTCGGCCACGGGCACGCCTGACTCGGTCAGGCCGTCAAGGAAGTAACGCGCACTCGCTTGCGTCGGGGCGAACAGCACGGCCGGCATGCCCTCGGCAAATTTGTGGTAGCCCTTCACCACGGGTTCGAGCAGATCATCGACCATAATCAACTCTTCTAGATCGCGCTCGTTATAGTCGCCGTAGTTCTCGCTGTTGGGATTGGTCACGGTGCGAACTTCCGACAGATCGAGCTGGCCGCCGAGCTGCACGGCGTGCGGAGGCACTAGATATCCGTTGCGCACAGCCCACTTCACCGACCGCTTGAAAACCACGCGCTCCCAGATGTCCCCGAGGCCTGCCGCGTCGTTGCGCATCCACGTAGCCGTGAAGCCGGCCAGGTAGCCGCGGCCGCCAGGCACCGCGTCAACATGCTGGTAGTAGGCGTGATAGGTCGGCGAAACGGAGACGTGCGCCTCATCGACAATCGTCAGGTTGGGCGGAACGATCTGTCGCATACGCTCGGGGTTGCGCAGCGTGTGAATACTGGCCACGATCACGGGAGCGGCGACTTCGTTTTTGTTCGCCTTAACGATGCCGATGCTGTGCTCAGGAATGCCGGCTGCGACGAGCTTTTTGTAGGCCTGCCCGACGAGCGTATCCCGATGAACGAGCACAACCACGCGGTTGCCGAGCCGGTAGACCTCGGCCGCCATGTCGGCGAAGATCACCGTCTTGCCCGTGCCGGTCGGCAGCAGCGCGCCGACCCTGCGCTCGCCGTTGCGGAAGGCCTGCTGAAACGCCGTCTTGCAAAGCTGCTGGTAGGGCCTCAGTTTGGGCATCACGCCGACCACGTCCAGCCGGCCAGCAGAATGGCGGCAATGCCGCAGAAGGCCAGGACGCTGGACATGGCGATCTTGCCGATGGCGCCGAGCTCGCCCAGCGCGCCGAGCAGCAGGTCTACGATAATTACCATCGCGGCCCGCACTCCTCGCAATAATTTTCATTCGGCGACGAGAGCGGGCAATCGCTATTCGGTAAATTCGCGCGTGCGTCGAGGCGAACAGCCTGTGCGACCAGAGCGCAGTGCCGACACACGCGCTCGCCGTTGACCTCGGCGGTTGCAATCTCGCCGCACCGGCCATCAGGAAACACGCGCTCGCAGAGCTGGCCGTCTATCTCGTTCATTTCACTACCTCGACTACCTGACTAATCACGCGGACGGATTCACGAGCCCAGCACGGCAGATGATCCTCGGGATCGGTGTACCCGGTCACACACTCGGCCACTGCGTCTAGATCACGCGGGTCGATATCGTCTTCGCTGTACCACTCGGCCACAATCCCTGCCGCAACGTAAGCGTCCGGGTCGATCTCCCACTCGTAAATAGCGCGGACGCGCATCACAGCACCTCATACACAACAGATGTCAAGTTTTCCACGGTTACCGGATGTCCCGTTTCCATGGCGTGGTTGATCGCGAGCGTGTGCGTGTCTTCGCCCCGGTGACTCCAGTCGCACTCGATGTCAAAACAAAGCGCGCTCGCCGGGTAGTTCGTCACATTCTTTGTCACGACGCGGTCCGTGCCAGCGTTAGCTTCGACAATCTCGCCACCGCGTAGCCGGGGCAACTCGTGGTCGGCCGTAGCCAAACTCGCGTACAACGCCGCGGCGACCGTGCGCGCCTGCTCGCCCTGACCATCACTCTGGCCCATGCGCGAATAAGCCAGTGAGAGTGCCTGGCGTGCAATGTCCTCAGTGACCTCGATACGCGGTTCGGCAGATCGACGGGCCGGCTGGCTGTCGAGGGTGACTAGCGAAGTGCAGTCCGGGCAGATTTGTGAATCATCGTGGTTCGGGCAACGTGCCATGGTGGGAGCTCCCAACACTCGGGGTACAACGACACGGTAAGACTACCACAGAGTGCTAGCGAGTACTAACGGGTGCTAGGCTGTCGTGCACGTGGCTGGCCAGAAGGGTCAGACTGCCGAGGTACGGAGGATCTGTGAGAGTCATCGATTCGGACGAAGGTCCGATATACGTAGTTTCGACCCTGGACGACGCTAACGCCCTATGGACGTGGGGGGCACCGTACCGGGCACGCGGCGACTGGCTCGGCTGGGATGGCGAGACGAACGCTCGCGACCCGTGGGATCACGACTTCGCTCTGCGCACCGCACAGATGTCGGACGGAAAGATCGGGTGGGTGGTGCAAGCCGAGCTGCCCGGAATGATCGACGTCGTCCGGGAGGTGACCCAAGCGCACCCGAGGTGGGTTGCTCACTTCGCCGAAAATGACATGCGGTTCGCCGAGCGCGGCGCGCCTGGCAGCGTTCGGCTCGGGCAGGATGCACCGCACTTCGGCGACACGCAGCCCGTACTTGCGTGGTTCGATCCACGGACGGTGACCAGCCAGAAGGATGGCATCGACCCGCGGATATGGATGCCGAAGGCACTCAAGCCCGTGGCTAACCGCATCCTCGGTGTGCAATCCCTCACGACTGCCGACCGGGCTCTCGCCGAGAAGTTCAAATCACTGGCGCCACCCAAGCACCGCACGGCGAAGGCCTCGAAGACGTGGGGCTTCGCGAACATCGACATACACGACGAAGACTATTTGCGCTATGCCGGCCTCGACTCGATGATCGAGCTGCGGCTATTTCACAAGATGGTTGCCGAGCTGGTCAAACGCGGGCAGTGGGAGGCCTGCCAATGGGATATGCGCCTGCAGTGGCACATCGACCTGATGACCTTTCGAGGGATGCCGGTCGATCCGCAGTGGGCACGCCGTCTCAATACGCACTTCCGCGCCGTGATCGAGCGCAACGCTGCTCTGCTCGCCGTGCACGGCGTGGCCCCCTCGGGTATGGGCCCGAGCGTCGGCCAGGCGTTCGGGCAGCTCGGGGTGCGCAGCACTCGGGAGACGAAGTCGGGTGGCGACTCGTGGGATCGTGTGATGATCGACTCGATTATCGAGCTTGAACACCTGGCCATCACGGAAGGGCACCGGGAGGCTGTACGACTGGCGAAATGGATCACGCAGAACCGCCAGGCCGGCAAGTTTGACACCACCTACGTGCAGCCCATGCTTGACGTCGAGAGCCGCGACGGCCGTATCCATTGCAGCATGCGTGCGATCGGTGCGGACACCTCGCGTAACTCTGCCGAGCGGCCGCCAGTCCAGCAGATGCCCAAGCGCAGTAGCCGGCTTATCCGGGCTGCGTTCGTCGCCGTGCCAGGTTGGGTGATCTGCAGTGCCGACCTAAAGCAAGGCGAACCGCGCGTGATGGCGGCGCTGTCGGGCGACGAGCAGCTTGCCGCCGATATTGAGGGGGGCGACATTAACTCGGCGCTTGCCGCGGCTACCTACGGCGCAAAGTTCGTACACGCCGAGGGCAAAGATCCGAAGTTCCCGAGCTATGACCTACGCCAGCGCGGCAAAGCCGGCTTCCTGGCTAACTGCTACGGGGGCGGCCTTAAGAAGCTGGCCAGCTCGGCACTGCTCAAGGTGGCCATCGCCGAGGCACAGAAGATTCGCGACAATTGGGCCCGCCGGTATCCCAAGCTGACGGCGTTTGCCAACCGCATGAACTCACAGCGCGCCGTGATGCTCGAATCCGGGTGGATAGCGCCGCTGTGGGATCGATACTACGTCGACGCTAGCGGTATTCACTGCGGTGTTAAGCCGTCGCGCCTCGGGCTCAATAAGGCCGTGCAAGGCAATCAGGCCGTGCTGTTGCGGATCGCAGTTCACCGGCTCATTGATTGGGGCTGGTCGTGGGCACTGCTCATGCTAGTGCACGACGAGATAGTGATGCACGTTCCCGAGTCGATGCAAGAGCAGGCAGTCGCTGCACTCGAAGCAGCAATGACAATGGATTTCAAGGGCTTTCCTATTCGATGCGATGCGACTGTCGAAGGCCGCTCGTGGATGCCGCAGACCGACTTCGAGGCCGACGAAGCAGCCAAACTACTAGATCAGGTGGCCTAGAATGGATCGGGATATCGAAACGATTGTCGACATATTCGCCGCGTGGGATGCCGAGCCGTGGGTGCCCCAGAAACGACGAAGCGCCCTGGTATCCGACCAGAGCGCCACGCGTCGTTGTAATGCCACCACAAGTGGTCCTGACACTGCCTCGCACGTTGCGAGCACGGATCAAGATTACCAGATGAGTACTAACGACGGCTAGCGTGCGCTAGCCTGCAGGGTAGGTGGCCGACGACGCGGACGGCCACCTACCCACTATCGAGAGGACGTAGCCATGCCGTGCCACCCTAGCGACGGCGAGCTCGTGCCCGCTGCCCTCATGCCGCACGCGGTGCTGTGGCCGCTGATCCGCAACGCTGCCAGCGTCGCTCTGTGGACGGATGACCCGGTGTCGATCCTCGGGCACATAGGGGGCATCACGCAGTACTGCCGCGGGGAGTGCGATCGAGACCACAGCGGCAGCGTGGTCTTGATACCCGACGTGGTGCTGCTCGAACTGCAGGCGAACGGGCACGACGTGCCGGAAACACAGAAGATCAACGGGAGAGAAGGCCGCGCAGCGTATTTGTTTGCTGTGGGTGCCGCACCGCCAGCTTAGCTACAGACAGCAATGCCGCCGGTAGCAGCCGGCGGCATCACTACTTCGCAAGGGGTCCACGATGACCAGCACCGAACATAACACAACGCCCGATGACTCGACAGCGGGTAAGTTTGAGCGGTTCCACGCAGAGTCGCCCGAGGTCTACCGAACGCTAGTCGCCCTGGCGCGGCAGTGGGTGGTGAGAACGGGCCGTGCGCGTATCGGGATCGCCACGCTCTACGAGCGGGCACGCTGGGAACTAGCAATTAGCACCAGTGATCCCGATTTCAAGCTGAACAATACTTACCGTGCGTATTACGCGCGGCTGATTATGTTGCAAGAGCGTAACCTCGAACATCTGTTCGAGGTTCGCTCGAGCGAAGCTGACGAGTGGCTGGACGACGCACGCGCGACGTACGCACAGCGTGTTGACGGCGCACTGTCGAAGCTGCGTGCGTTGTGAGCATCCCCCGGAAGCCCAAGGGCGCCCTGAAACGTTGCGGTGCGAAGGTCGGCACCTGCTGCCCGTGCCGTCAAGAACACAACACATGGCGACGTGGCGACCCGTTCGCCGAGCTGCACACAGCCGAGGCTTGGGTGCCGCGCACCCGTGACAAGTCATGAGTGCAATCCCGATGCCACTGACCGACCCCGAGGTAGCCCGAGCTCTCGACGTCGCGCGTGCCATGGCGCTGGCCGGCGTGCCTATCTTCGTGGCGCCACCGCGGCCAGGCAGCAAGGCTGGCTACGCGCTGCCCGACCAGTGGGAGAGCACCGCGGCCGATCCTTCGGCCGTCGACTCCTGGCGGCCAGGTTGGGCCCTGTGCGCCATCGGAGGGCACGTCTGCGACTTTGTCGACGTCGACCCTCGCAACGGGGGAACTGAGAGCGCAGAAGCTCTCTGGCAGGCCGGCCAGTTCCCCAACGCCTACGGCCTAGCGTTCACCCCGAGTGGCGGCACGCACCACCTGAT